CGCTGGTCATAGCTTGGCCTCCCGAAGGACGGTGACGCCGCCCTTGTAATCGGGCGACTCTGGAAAGCTGCCCAACGGGCGCTGTCCGTGTTCAATCGTCGCGCCCTGCTCGGCCCGGCCACGTGCGGCAATTTCACCCCTCGCCCGATCCATTTGCGTCTGAGCATCAACGTAGCGATCTTGGCGATGGTCGCGATACGGCTCGTATTTGCCGCGCCGAGCGACGAAGCGACACGTTGCGTCATCAAGATCGTATGACGTGCCCTGCTCAGTGATGCACGTGCAGCTAGGATCGTCATGCGCGCCCTGAGCATTGACACCACCGGCAGAAGACATGCAGAACAGTCGCGGTGCCTCACTGGGCACGCTGATGGCGCTGTCATAGACCGGCGCGCTCCACGGCTGCGATGGGATGCGCGGAATATGCTCCTTGACGTAATCCTCAATGGTTGTCCTGGGTGTAGGCACACCCACCCCGCCCGCCGTCGCTGACGCTCCGTCGCGCGGTGTGGCCGAGCCTTGTCCAGACGTGATTTCCGGCTTGATGTCATTGCCGCCCATCCGGCCACCCATGCGCCCGAACGCGTAGTACATCAATGCCACGCCACCAACGAGCAAGATCGGCAACGCGATGTAGTACCAGGGGATACGCACCTGAGTGGTATCCAACTCGGTCGACTTGTACATGCCCATTGGGCGCTTGGGCAGCGCCTTGCGCTTGACAGTCAGGGGGATCGCTTTCTCGGCATTGGCCTCAAACCGATCGAACTCGCGCAGGTGTACGAACTTCGTACCGAAGCGACGGCGCACGTGGATATGGCGCTCGATCAGGTCATGCACGAACTGATCGCACTGCTTGTCCGGCGACTGGCTGACGAAGATGAAATCCAGACCGCGATGCCGGTGCTTGGCAAGCTGCTCGACGTGGTGCGGAACCTTTGCGCCCGGTGCGCGCTTGGGCAGCATCTGGTGCTCATACGCAACGGCACCATCGGGCAGGAACGCAGGCCAGTCACGGAACTGCTCTGGCGTCATCTCAAGAACACCCGTTTTCGCATAGTCGAACTCGCGGATGTTGCAGGCGTACACCATGCGTCCCTGATCCTTGAATTCAAGGAGGCGCTCAATGGCGTGAAGCGTCTTCCCGTGTCCAGGCTGGCCCGTATACCAATAGATCATGACGCGCCTCCGCCAAGCTGGTCGGCCACGGCCTTCGGAACAATGAAAACCTTCCACGTCAAACGCACGGTAAGTGCAGAAAGCACCATGGACATGACGGTGCCGACGCCGAGGTAAGACAGCATCTGCATGGCAGGGCCATCAAGGCCGCCCACGTACTGCATGACCGTCTGCTTGAGGTTGGGAAGGATGGCGTTGAAGGTGACAGTGGTAAGGCCAAACGTTGCAAGTACACGCCCAACGATGCCCGCCGCCGCCTCCTTGAAAGACCCGATAAGGTGAATGATCGCCTTTGCGATCCACGTCCAGACCATCATTAGAAACCACCTCCCATCAGGATGCGGAGCGCAAGATATGCGCCGAAGACCAGGATAAGCGCGCGCATGATCGCGGCGATCTGGCAGAAATACGGGACGTCCGAGCCGCTGACGGACTTGCCCATAATCACGATGGCCGGGGGCTGAGGGCACGACCCACCACCAAACATGTCACTAGTGTCAAGCATGCTGGAAGAGACGCCGATGCCCCATTTCTTTGCACTTGCTACATCCGCGCTTCCGTTACCGGGCGAAGTAACATCGCCCTGCCCTTCAAGCACATCGGCGACGCCGTTCTTGTTTGTGTCGGTCGGGCTGGTCGCGGTGGAATCACCATCCTTTGCGGCAAGCTTCTCAGCGGCACATGCGGAGCGCCACTGCATCAGCAACTGTGAGTACTCCATTGCGTTGCATTCTTTGCCGGTGCACGTCGGCGTGCCTGCTTGGCTGCATTGCCCGCCCGAAATGTTGACGCGGCGTCGGGTGTTGCAATCAATGCGCCATTGAATGCGGGCCTGTCCGCACATGATCGGCGAGCCGCTACACGACGGAGGAGCGTCACACTCATCGCCGCCGGAGAAGCTCTCTTTGACCTTCTCACCGTCAGGCCCCTCGCCCTCTTCCTCACCTTCGTCAGGCTTGCCGTCGCCATCACGGTCTCGCTTGCAGGTTCCATCCTTACCGCGCGCCTCGCCAGCGGCGCACTGATTGTCACCGGGGATGCAGCTGCCAAGCGGGGATCGAATCTGCCCAGCGGGGCACTCTTCTTGCTTCTTCTTGCACGACCCATTGACGAGCGCCATGCCATCGGGGCAAGGCTTCTCATCGGTACACGCATTGCCGACAAGCACTTTTCCCGCAGGGCATTCAGGCTCAACGGGCTGGCAAACGCCTAAGGCGGCATTCCACACCATGTTCTTGCCCTGGGCAGCGCAATCAGGCTTGCCCTCGCAGGTCTTTCCAGTAGGGCTGTAAGTGCTAGTGTCATCAGCATTCTGACGGAAAACTGACTCACACCCCGACATGCATCGAACAGATCCGGATGGCGGAAAGAACGGGGTTGTCTTGCTCGCCCGCCCGCTACAAGTACTACCCGGTGGGTAGTAGCGGGTGAATGTTGGTGTACTAGTCCCGTTAGAGCAGTTGGGCGCTTGCTTCCGAGTCACATTGACGCGATAAGACCAGTTCGCACCGACTTCCAGGCTGATCGGCGGACAGGGTGACCGATTGTTAGCTGCAACTGAGGTATATACAGCAGCCGCAGCAACGACGGCTGATAACGCCTCCCCTTGGTCTGCACATGTTTCCGTCAGAGCATTGCTGAAGCATGCGCTGGCAGATTGCGCATGCACGTCAAACGTGAGTGAGCAGAGCAAGATCAGCAGAAGCGCCATTGTGCCGCGAAGAATTGAGGTCATCACGTGCCCTCGAATGCGAGCCATGCGGCCCCGCAGATAGCTACGATCACGAAATACCCCATACCCCCTCCTTTCGCTCAAGAAAAAGGGGGCGAACGTTTCCGCGCGCCCCCTGCCGTTCGTTCGCGTGCCGTTACTTCGCTGCGCGCTTGGTGTAGGCCCACACCACGATGAGGGCGAGCAGGATGGCGCACGCACCGATGACCAGGCCAATGTCAGCCTTGCCACCCGCCATTTCACCGGCGATGGCCGAGCCAGGGGAGCCGGAACCGCTGGCGAGCGCCATGCCGGAGGCCATCAGGCCGGTGACAGCGGTGCCGACCTTCGCGGTGGTGGAGGCGGCAACGCGGCGGGTGGTGTTGATGATGTTCTTCATTGCAGATTTCCTCGTCATTTCAGTAGACCCCGATACGCGCCGCGCGGAATACGAGGCGCGCTTTCAACCCGATTGCCCACATGCTCACGATGGTGAAGGCAACCAAGGTTCCATCAGCCAGACTCAGGGGTGGAAGAATCGGCTGGTGGTATGGCATCCACACCGGCACCAAACACGTGCCGTCCTGCTGGATGTTTTCAGCAGCGCAACCGACGACGTAGAGCGGTGCCGGATCGGACATTGGTCAGGCCTGCGCCTTGCCGGGTGCCGGGGAAGGCGTCAGCAGGCGGATGCGACGACCGAACTCCAAGCCGCCGAATTT